CATCTTACGATGCAGCCAAGAATGCGGCTAAGCATTGGGGATTAAAATCAACAGCAGGCGTTTCAGCATATTTGGCTGACGTAAAACATGTCGCTGAAGATAATGGTTACGCTAACGACCAACATGAGATGCTAGAATATATTCACCATGTGTTACAAGAATGTGGCGATGGTAACATGGACATCACAATGGTTGAACAAGCAATAGGATACGTAGAAGATATCAGAGAGCAACATTTTGATGCTGACGGTTCTACAAAATCAGAAAGTGTAACTGAAGACAAAGGACAAGCAGATAGATATCACAATGAAACGTTAGGTTTACTAATCAAAAAACTACACAGAATTCATGATGGTATTGATAATGGTTACACAACAGAAACAATTCAACAAACACTTAAATTAGTAATGACGGAACTTGAAAGTTTAAAGTCAGCATTTTCAAATAAAGCATATAGTGAGTCTACAGTCGAAGAAAAATGGAGTTGGAAAAAGCCACTTACGTTTGATCACCCGAAAGTTATCGGAACAAAAGTAGATAGGTCAAAAGATGTACAAACAATTAACTTGCCAATAGGTAATCTAAAATCATGGTTAAAAGAAGATGAAGAGGCAGAGGAAAAAGTATCTATATTAACGAAAATGCAGAAAGTTTACAATCACAACGAAGACAGAAATGCTCACTCCGAAAACATTCTTATGTTAGCACAAGCATTTGGAGATAGAGGAGAAATAAAAGCGATTCAAGGACTTCTAAAAACAACCAAGCAACAAGGATACGTTACTCCAGAACAATCAGAAGTAATGTACAACTCAATACATAAAAAATATATTAAAGAACTATTTCCACTTAATGAAGTTTGGCCAGCATTAGCAGTTGCGGGTGCGGCAGGTTATGGACTTTACAAATATGGTAAACAAGCAGGTAAAAAAGCGGGCGAATATCTGAAAAAACATCATGGAGATGGAATTGTTAGTGATTTAGTTAAGGGAGCAAAAACTCTTGTTACACCTAAGAAAAAAGAGTTTAATGCACTAGGTAATAAAATCACTAAGGTATTAAAAAACAGAGAAGATGCAAAAGAAGGAGTAGATTTATTTAAACTTCCTGAATCAAGCATTATGCACTATTCTGATGCCAAAGGAACTGCAAAGTATAGCGAAGGTTATAAAGCCGCAAAAGATGGCGTAAAGTATGATGAAAATCCTTACAGCGGTGCTGAGAAACTACAATGGTCTAAGGGACATAACGATTGGAGAGCAGACGAATTATCTTCTAAAGATGAACCAAACTACGGTGCTAGAGGTCAATTTGAATAATGAAATTATTTGAATTAACACAATCTAAGACTGTACAATCAGAAATATTATCTGAGGGTGGCTCATTACCTGGAGTAGGTGCGATTCACATTGATGAAATCAATCCAACGCTAATTCCATTAGAGAAAGAGTTGGGTATTGATTTGAGAAATAATGCACTAGGTAGTGTAGGCAAAAGAGAATTTAGTGGTGATATCGATGTTGCATTGAAGATTGATACAGACAAGATACCAGCATTCGTAGAAAGACTTAAAAAGAGTAAACAAATATTTGATATTGCAAAGTCTAGTGTGATTATGACTAAGGTTAAAATTGCAAACTTTGATGAAAGCAAAGATGACGGTAGACCTCGCACAGGATATGTTCAAGTAGATTTCATGCCAGGTGACCCAGATTGGTTAAAGACATATTACCATTCACCTCATGAAAAAGATAGCCAATATAAAGGTGTATATCGTAACTTAATGATTGCCTCTATCGCTGGAACTAAAGACATAGACGACAGTGAAGAAAAGATTGAAGATGGTAGACCATTACAATCAAAAAGATTTATGTTTAGTCCAAGAGATGGACTAGTGAGAGTTTTACGTAGACCAGTTCCTAACAAAGCAGGCACAGGTTATACTAAAAAGAACAACAATAAGATTATTGCTGGACCATGGAAGACAGCAGACGCCATAGCAACAAACTTAGGATTAGATAATGGAGATGATTTAGATAGTTACGAAACATTAGTGAAAGTAATTAAAAAGAATCTATCTGGTGCAGAACAAAAAGATATATTTACTGCATTTACTCGTAATAATACAATACAAGGTATGGGCATTCCCCCCGATATACAAGAATTCTCACAAGGTGAACTATAATGAAAATATACGAGATAATATCAGAAAAATTAACGCCAACAAATAATATTACTACTAATATTAAGAAGTCGATTGCATCAAACAATGCGGCATTCAAACTGGGTGCTAAGAACAAACCCGGTCCAGAACAATATGCTACTTTTATTGGAAAAAGTGCAAATAACTGGAATAGCAAATCAAACGCTACCGCAATACAAAACCACACAAAAGGAATGAGTGCTGGTGAGAATTGGAACAAAACAGGGAATTTCGTAGATCCTGGAGGTAACTGGCGCCAAGAAATTGATGATAGTAATATGAAATTTAAAAAAATAACACGGAATCCACATAAAGACTCAACAGTAGGCGACGGTGTAGACCATCCAGAATTGGGCAGTAACTATCCAGAAATACCAGACTACGGCTTTAACCCAGATCATAATTTTAAGAAAAAAACTGTTTCAGGACGATTGACGAGGCAAGCCTATACCAATGGGAAGACGGCGCCGAATGCAGTACTGAAGAAACGTGGGATTGCGCCAAATAAAATTGACCTTGGAAATTTTAACCAAGATGGGACCCGTATTACAAATAAAAATAAATTAGCAAACCTTGGTCACGAGATACAACATGCCGCTGATGGTATCGAAGGTTATCCAGCCGGTGCTCCTGCCAATTCCGCTGAAATTAAGGCACTTGCTACACAATTAGGTGTATCACCACACGCAATTTACCAGGGTGATGTTAGTGAACTAATGAGTAGAGAAAATGCCAATAGAGTACACCAGAATAAAGAGTGGCGGAAAAACAATATTCCAACCTTTGGAGATACAGATTTTATTATTTCAAGGGATAAGAACGGTACCATTGGCGCAAGACCAAATGAATGGAATAAAGTGGTTAAACAAAATGCAATAAACAAAGCCGCTGATGCTAAGTTAATAAAAAAATGAAAATATACGAAGTAGACAAACAAATCACATCATCTGACCTAGAAGCGTTAGAAACATTTGCCGATAGAATATTTGGCAAAGTTGGTATTGATGTAGAATTCACACGTCATTTCCTAGATAGAGTGAATGATGAACGTAATGGTGAGCAAATCACCGCGAGTGAACTTACACGTATGTTCAAACAAGAATACAAACGTTGGGGCAAACCAATCGCACAGATGGGTCCTGATGCTGAAGCAGTAATGAAAGATTTAGCAACTGATATCAATATGCCATTTGCATTAAGATGGGACAGAGATAACAACGAATTAGATTTAATTGTAAAGACTGTAATGCGTAAGAAAGACTTTAAAACATCTAACAAAGAATTTCCAATAGAATCGATAGAAGAAGAATCTGAAATACATAAATTAAATAAAGAAGACCCAAATAATCCTGAAGTGCTTATTCAAGGATTCGGTAGTCTTATGCTCAATCAAATAGAAGCCAGTGTAGTTCGTAAACTAGAAGAACTCACTAAGATGGCTGAACGTGGCGACTTTGAACAAATCCAAAGTCTGTTAAATAGAGATGTTATGCAAACAATGATACAATCAATCGTTGATACTAAAGCAGAACTTCAATCAATTCGTAGAAAAGGTGGTCCAAAAAGTAGAGGAATAGCAAAAGAATCTTTATACGACCTTGTTACGGCAGATATTATGATAGACGAGGGCATGTTCGATAAATTAAAAGTTTTGACACGTAAGAAGAATTATGCAGGTGCCGCTGAGAGTTTACATAAGATGTTACAACGAAAATATAAAGAGAATGGTGGCAAGTGGAGACATAGTTTTAGTTACTATGTGGCTAAGATTGCAAGTGGGTGGCAGAGTGTAGAAAGGTCTGCTCTCAACGATTACTACTTAGAGAATTACGAGTCTGCATTTATCACAGAATCTGGTGGTGTTGGCAAAGTTGTTCCTGGTGTTAACACAACTATTGACGTTGGTCCAGACGAAATTAAGAAACAAGCAAAGAAATTCGGTAATGCTGTTGACAAAGATGGATTACCAAAGAACACATTTAGATAAATACTATTATGAAAATACACGAGATATTAGGTGAAAATTTTGCAGGTGCTATTGCTAGTGTACCCATGGCGTTAGGCAGTGGTGACCCAAAGGCGAGCATTTATGCTAAGAAATCTAAGAAAAAAGATAAAAAAACTGATGAAACTAAACATACAATGATTAAAAGGTAGTAGGCTTATGAGATTAACACAACTAACAGAAGGTCCATGTGACGTAGCAAAACCAGAAGAGATTGAAAAAATGTCTGGTACAGAATATGACAAGTATGCACAATGGAAGAAAGATTGTGAAGCGGATGAACGAACTACGCCTTTATCAACGAAACGCATGTCTGAAAAAGCAAAGCCAGACTTCTTAGACCTAGACAAAGATGGTGATAAGAAAGAACCAATGAAATCAGCAGGTAAGCAAAAGAAAGAAGTATGTGAAGAACCACAAGTAGAATCATATAGTGACGATTATGATTTGGATAGTAATTGGGAAGACGATTATCACGGCGATATGTCTCAAGAAGAATATGACCAAGAAGTAGATAATTCTCAAATGGAATATGCTGTTTGGGTTGGTGGTACTGAAGTTAATGATAAGTGGTTAACTTATGATGAGGCTATTACTCTATATGACAAATACAAAGCACAAGGTTACGATGACATTAAATTAGATGCTAGAATTAAAGAAGGTTCAAAAGAAGTGACTGAAATATTAAAGCCAGGTTCAGTACCAGGCGCACCGAAGACTAGAGGTTCAAAACTAAGTCCTCACAGAGACCTTAAAAAGCCATTAATTCATACGCCTATAACAACACGAAAATCAGGATATGCAGAATCAGTAACTGACGAAGAACAGTTAGATGAAATTTTACCTGTACTAGCCGTAGGCGCAGCCGCGGCGGCAGTGGGTACAGCCGCTTATAAAGGTGGCAAGGCAATTGGTAATTGGCTGGCGAAGAAAAAGACTCCTACTGCTGATGCAATGCCTGGTGATGGAATGGCAAGTGATGCCGCCAAAGGTTTAGAAGATCGTAAAAAGCAAATGAGTAAAAACTTGGCAGCATTGAAAAGTGAAAGTGCGTTCAGTAAGAAAGTAAAAGAAGCCGCTGACGAAGATGCAGAGGCAGTTTCAGCAAGAGATGATTTTGTAAATATGATGAGTTCAAAACCAAATACTACTGGTAAAGCAATCGACACAATTAAGCAAATTGTAGCAGATAGTCAAAACATGCAAGTTAAGTTTGATGATGGCAAGATGAAAGTAGATTTATACACAGCATCAGCAGTTTCACAAGTATATGATGCAGTTAAGCCAGAGACTCAAGCAAAAATGGACACCTTGTTAAGAACTAAAGCAGGCATGCTCAAGATATCAAACTTTGCATTTAGTAGTCTTAAAGAAGATATACAGAGAATTGAAGAGGCTAGAGAAGAAGGTCGATTAGATGAATGGCTTCCATTAGCCATTGGTGCGGCGAGACTTCTAGCACCAGTTATAGCAAGACAATTTGCTCAAAAAGGTGGCGCTAAAGCAGTCCAAAATATTATTAAAAAGGGAATTCATATACCCGGCTCAAAGAAGAAAATTGCAGGAAAAGTATTGAATAAAATACCTGGTGGCAAGAAAGGGGCTGCGGCATTGGCAGCCGTTGATATGGAGGCTGATGGAAATATTGTTAAAAATGTTAGTGATTTACCTGGTCGAATCAAAGATACGGTTTGGAAAACTGCTAAACCATTTACACCACTTGCTACGCCAAGTTCAAATAATTCTAACAACGGGAACGGGGCAACCAAATTTATTAAACGTAATATATATGATTCGAAAGATGAAATGATTAATGAGATTCAGCCAGAGTATGTGGGAGCAGATGCTATAGTAGATCAAAATGGCAAAAAGCATAATCCAAATAGTCCAAAAGCCAAGATGATTATAAACATGAGAAAGAAAAATTCTGGTAATAAAGACAGTGAAGAAATGACACCAAAAGAAATCAAAGCCGCAAAAATAGCCCAATTAAAAGCCCAACACAGAGGAGAGCAAAAACGTGACAACACTGCACGTAGTGTTAAAAAAGGTTTCAAAAAGGGAATGAAAAGTTTAGGTGGTTTGGTAGGCGGAACAGGGTTCATTAATCCACTAGCGGCATCAAAGTATTCTCCTGAAGATAAGGCGATGGAAATGGTAGAGAAAGCCATGGACCAAGCACTTTTGGAAGACAAATAAACCTAATAAACCTATTGACTTTAAGAGTCACCTATGTTAATATATAAAGAGTGAGCAATCACTCTTTTTTATTGTCCAACTTATAGGAGATGTATATGTCAATTGATGCAATTAATCAAGAAGAAAAAGCAAAACTAATTCAATTAGTGAACGAGGGCTGTCTGGTCCTACAAGAATGCGAAGACCTTAAGGGCGGTTTGCGTGATACTGTAAGAGCAATTGCTGAAGAACTCGATGTAAAACCATCAGTGTTAAATAAAGCAATCTCTGTAGCACACAAAGCCAAACTAGTCGAAACTCGTGCAGATTTTGAAGATATGGAAACAATCCTAGAAACTGTTGGTCGAACTCTTTGAGTTATGTAGACGCCTATTACAACAAAGATAAAGATATTGTTAATGTAGTAGAACGAATTAAGGGTAAACGAGTCTATAATGATTATCCAGCGTGGCGTACTTTCTATGTGAAAGACCCACGTGGTGACCATGTAAGTATTACTGGTGATAAAGTTCGCCAAATCAAATGTAAACGTCTTAAAGACTTACACAAAGAACGAAAAATCAACACTGGTAAAACATTTTACGAAAGTGATATGAAACCAGAAGTAAAGTGTTTAAGTGAACATTACAACGGCATTGAGTCACCAACCCTAAATACAGCATTCTTCGATATCGAAACAGACTTCGATGCAAGTCGAGGATTTGCTGACCCTAGTGACCCATTCATGCCAATCACGGCGATAACTGTCCATCTTCAATGGTTAGACTTGCTTGTGACTCTTGTTATTCCGCCAAAAGCAATGCGAACAGGTGAAGGTCTAATAGAAGCACAACGTATTTGTGACCAATTTCCGAATACAGAACTGTATCTAAACGAAGGTGATATGCTGAATGATTTCATGGATGTTATTGAAGATGCAGATGTGTTAACTGGATGGAACTCTGAAGGTTATGATATTCCATACACCGTAAATAGAATTACTAAGATATTGAGTAAATCTCACACACGGAAGTTGTGTCTGTGGGATTTGTATCCTCAAAAAAGAAAAGTAATGAAGTACGGCAAAGAACAAGAAACATTCGACTTGTTCGGAAGAATTCATTTAGACTACTTAGAACTGTATCGTAAGTATACATACCACGAAATGCATTCATACGCACTTGATACAATCGGACAGCATGAAGTAGGTGAACGAAAAGTGATCTACGAAGGTACATTGGACCAATTGTATAATAATGATTTCTTTAAATTCATAGAATACAACAGGCAAGATACCGCGTTACTTGATAAACTTGACAAGAAACTACGATTTATCGAATTAGCAAATGAGATTGCACACGATAACACAGTGAACATCAAAACAACAATGGGTGCTGTTGCTGTGACAGAACAAGCAATCATCAACGAAGCACATCGTAGGGATATGGTTGTCCCAGATAGAAAAAGACGTGCGTGGTCAGATGATGATGTTGACCATACAGATGAAGAACTTGAAGCCATTGAATTACAAAAAGCCGCGGGTGCCTTTGTGGCAATACCTAAAGCAGGATTACAACGTTGGGTTGCTGGTATCGATATCAACTCTCTTTATCCTTCAGTTATTCGTGCTATGAATATGTCTCCCGAAACAATTGTTGGTCAACTACGACCAGACTTAACGGACAAGTTGATTGGTGATAGAATATCAGAAGGAAGAAAGACTGGCGCTAAGACTTTTGGTGCCGCTCAGGCTTGGGATGAAACGTTTAGTTCGGAAGAGTTTCGTGTACTAAATGAGAAAGACAAAGCAAGTAGAATTACTTTAGTCCTAGAAGATGCTCCATTTGAAGAACTTAAAACTACACAGACATTATCTGGTGCAGAAGCATATGATTTAATATTCAATAGTGATTTGAATTGGACTGTTACTGCAAATGGTACTATATTCAGACAAGATGTTCAAGGTATCATTCCAAGTTTATTAGAACGTTGGTATGCAGAACGACAAGTCATGCAACAGAAGAAGAAAGAGGCTATTAAAGCCGGGGATACAGTAGCAATTGCTCACTGGGATAAACGACAGTTAGTTAAGAAGATTAACTTGAACTCTCTGTATGGTGCGTTATTGAATCAAGGTTGTCGTTTCTATGATAAGCGTATTGGCCAATCAACAACTCTTACGGGTCGTTGTATTACTCGCCACATGGGTGCTAAGACGAACGAGGTTATCGCTGGTGAGTACGATTACAAAGGTCCAGCGGTTATATACGGTGATACTGACTCTATTTACTATTCTATGTACCCGGTTTACAAACAAGAAATTGAAGATGGTACTATTGAATGGGACAAAGATAAAGTTCTGACATTGTATGACGAAGTTGCAAACCAAGTCAATACGAGTTTTCCAGAGTTTATGAAGACGTTCTTTAATGTTCCTAGAAAAGAAGGCGAGATTATCGTTGCTGGTCGTGAGAACTGTGCAACAACAGGCATCTTTATTAAGAAGAAACGCTATGCATTACTCATATACGATGATGATGGAGAACGCAGGGATATCGATGGTAGTCCTGGTAAAATCAAAGCGATGGGTCTTGACCTAAAACGAAGTGATACTCCGAAATATATGCAACAGTTTCTAAGTGATGTTCTATTGAAAGTGTTAACTGATGGCAAAGAAGAAGAGGTTATCAGCATGGTTAAAGAGTTTAAGAAAGAATTCAGAGCAAAGCCTGGCTGGGAAAAGGGTTCACAGACTCGTGTAAACAACTTGACTTCGTATAAGAATCGTGTGAACGCATCTAAAAAAGCGTTAGCAAGAGATTTGAATACTGGTGGTGATAAAACTAAAAAAGATAAAGTCCATCTACCAGGTCATGTATCAGCCGCTCTAAACTGGAATATGTTACGAGAACTTAACCAAGATAGATACGCAGTAGAAATCGTAGATGGTATGAAGTGTATCATATGCAAACTAAAGCCAAATACTTTCAAGTTAAAGAGTGTTGCATATCCAGTTGACGCAACAAAAATACCCCAATGGTTCCAGGATTTGCCATTTGACCACGAGTTAATGGAACAGACTATTGTTGATAAAAAGTTAGAAAACCTAATTGGAGTGTTAGATTGGGATATGAGTGATGCAAACGCATCAGAAACATTCGATAATCTATTCGATTTATAGGTTGACAAGTGAACCAGAAATATGTTATAATTAAGTTAATTAATCAAAGGAGTAAGTAAATGCGGGATATTTTAAAAGATATTGTCAAACACACACATTCGTTAGGCATTATTCAAGCGGCTAAAGTAACAACTGATGCTGAAGGTACAACTATTGATGCGATGGACGATGACCGCACGGTTGTATTGCGTGGTAAATTGCATCAACCAGTTGCTGAATTCGAAGGAAAGTTTGGTCTTGGTAGACTAGGTGTTCTAAGTGGATTACTTAGTTATACTAGTGAAGACAGAGAAGGCAATAAGATTGAGTCTGATGTTAAAGTAGGCACAGAAACACGTAATGGTGAAGATGTTACTACAGAACTTAACTTCTCAATGCCTGGTGGATTTGATAGTTCGTATCGAGTAATCGTAAGTGAATTAGTAGATGCCCAAATTAAGACAGCAAGTTTTCGTGGTGCGGCATGGAATGTAGAAATCATGCCAACACAAAAAGCAATCAAAGACTTACAGTATTTTGCTGGCATTCTAGGTTCTTTTGACCCATTGCTTACTGCAAGAACAGTTGATGGTAATCTAGTGTTCTTCATTGGTGATAGTTCAACAGATAAAGTAGAACTTCCATTTGCTAATAATGTAGAAGGTGAACTAAAGACTGGTTGGAGTTTTCCACTATCGACAGTTCTTACTATTCTTAGACTAAGTGACACAAGTACAATGAACATGAAAATCTCAGACCAAGGTGCTATGATGATTGCAGTTGATAGTGGTCTAGGTTTATACGAATACATTCTTCCAGCAAAAGCAGGAAATTAATGCAAAGACGTAAAATTCTAACAGTTCGACAAAAGCAAGATGCAAGAGTCGAGTGGAAGAAGTTTAATTTACGTTTAAGACATAAATATCTACATAGTTCACAGATGAACTTTGAGGACTATGTAGACTATATACAAGGGTATTACGTAAGTGATACTCAAACTCACGTGGTAAAATGGACACCACCGAAGGTCAGAGACACACAGCACATACCGTCAAGTACATCAGTGCTTAATGTAACGACCAGTAGCAAAGATAGTTGGGAACTCCAGAAGGAAAAGTTAGAGATTAGTAAGTCTTATCCAATTATGCCTGCTTATAACAAAGGTCCATATATGGTAATTCCAGTAGATGAAGTTAAAACTGCTGGTAAAAAATAACTATAGGAGTGAAAGCAGATGACAAAAATAAAAACAACAGAGCAATTACGCACACGACTAATACATTTAAAGAAACAACATAAAGATTTAGACAATGGAATAGTTACCGCGTACAACATGCGAACACAAGATGATGTAGTTTCTAAATTGAAATTGAAAAAACTGCATCTTAAAGAAGAAATAACTCACCTAGAAGAAGAACTAGAATCAACTGAGTAATTATGACTATTATTAAACCAACTCCAAAGACTATACAAAATCTTATTAGAGTAATACCAGACCATCCTAGGCCTGGTGTTCTCTACCAAGATATGGCAAGTATCTTCAACGCCCCAAAAGGGTTACAAAATGTCATGTCATTATTTAATGATTACATCATCGACAACAAGATAGAGTTTAACAAAATCGTTGGGTTAGATGCCCGTGGATTTCCTATGGCAGGTGCGTTAAGTGCCTCTACTGGTATTCCATTTTCTATGGCTAGAAAGAAAGGCAAACTTCCAGGTGAAACAATTTTTACTGAGTATGAACTAGAATACGGAACTGATGAACTGCACCTACAAAAGGGTGCAATTGAAAAGGGCGACAAAATATTAGTCATAGATGATGTTATCGCAACTGGTGGAACTCTCGAGGCTGTTATTACACTCACAGATAGATTTCAAGCAGATGTAGTTGGTATATTAAGTATAATGGAACTTGAGTTCTTGGGTGGTGGTGCTAAGTTACGTGATTCTGGGTACAATGTGTACTCAATATTACAAGAACAATAGAAGAAACCACTTGACCTTTACCCTATTATTTGATATAATAGTAGATAGAGTATTAATTTAATAGCAATAGGAACAAATAATGAACAACTATATTTTTACAAGTGAGAGTGTAAGCGATGGTCATCCTGACAAAGTATCAGACCAAATTAGTGATGCACTAGTAGACGCAGGACTTAAAGCAGGTGATGAAACATCTCGTGTTGCTATCGAAACACTTGTAACCACTAACATGGTAACAGTAGCAGGTGAAGTGAAGAACTTCAATGTTTCTAAAGAAGAAGTAGACGACATCATTCGTAGAAAAGTTAAAGAGATTGGTTATGAGCAAGATGGATTTCACTGGGAAAGACTAAAGGTTTATAACGAAATTCATAGTCAAAGTGGCGATATTGCATTGGGTACTGACGACTTCGGAGCAGGCGACCAAGGACTAATGTTCGGTTATGCTTGTAACGATAATGATGCTTACTTACCAGCACCAATTTATTACGCACACGAAGTACTAAAACATCTAAAAGTGATTAACAATTCTGTTCCTGGTGTATTAGGTCCAGATGCTAAATCACAAATTAGTATGCAGTACGCAGGTGGTAGACCAACTCGTGTTGACCAAGTTGTTGTAAGTACCCAACATACTGAAGATGGTAACATTGAAGAAGCAAGAAATCTTGCCAGAACGGCAGCAACAGAAGTATTAGGAGACTTGATTGACAAAAATACTACCTGGCATCTTAATCCTACTGGTAACTTTGTTATTGGTGGACCTGATGGTGATACAGGACTTACAGGAAGAAAAATTATCGTGGATACATATGGGGGTTTCGCTCCTCATGGTGGTGGTGCTTTTTCTGGAAAAGACCCTACGAAAGTAGACCGAAGTGCCGCTTATATGGCACGTTGGTTGGCTAAGAACGTAGTAGCAGATAACATGGCAGATTGGTGTAACATTCAATTAAGTTATGCAATTGGTGTTAAACAACCTACGAGTATCTATGTTGAGTCAAACGGTTACAGTAAGAGTATTGAGAAGTTTATCCGCGAGAACATTGACTTGAGTCCTAAAGGAATTATTGATAGATTTGATTTGTTTAATTTTTATGAATACAGTGAGAACTGTACATACGGACACTTTGGTGACAAAGATGTACCATGGGAGAAGATTGGATGGTAGAAGATACACTAACTAAACATTTTGCAATTGAACTAGAGTCTGACTACGAAACAGTAGAAAACTATTATGGACATCATATAGAAACAATAGAAGATGAAGAAGACATAGAACACTTTGCAGAAGTTCTTGCTGATGAACTACAAGCCGACTATGACGGTGACTTAAATGAAGAAGATAGAGCAAAGTTTCATTATGATTTAATGTTTAACAGTATGACTATTGCTTGGGAAAAGATGATGGAAGAAGAAGGCTAATGGTAGACTTTACCATTATTTGGGAAGTTGACTACTATGATGCAGAAGAAATATTCTACGTGCGTGAGTTAGATGTGGCTGAAAATTTAGATGCACTACTTGACGATTTAGGTGAGAATGCAGTCGACCACGAACCAGAGAATGAAACACCACCTGGTCTGGGAGACTTTAATATTGAATACATAAAGATTTTAGATGAAGATGACAATGAAGTTTGGAAAGACGAATACTATGACTTCACTGAATACGAAAAGGAGAAACTATGAGTAAAACACTAAATCCGAATACTTGGTTTGGCACACCAGAAGAAAAAGAAAGAGCCATTGCAAGAAAAATTACAGACGAGAAAGAACAAGCAATTGCACTTGAAAAGATTAACTTCAAGTATGGTCATATAGACCAACATGCCCATGATAAGAACATGGCAAACTTTAATGGCGAAGAATACATCAGAGTCGTTGGTATGGAACTTGACGAAGATAAACCAGGACAAGGATTCTTTGAGTTAGATTTTAATGAAAACTTTGTAGAATACTTAGCAAAGGCTGGATATGATGGGTTAGAATCAGACCAAATCGTAGACAATTGGTTCAGTGACTTATGCAAGAACATCGTTCTAAATGATTTAGAAGACGAAGAAGGTGTCAGAAAAAGTGTAGATACCGATTCTAAAGATGGATTAATTATTAGTAAGATTAGAACAGACAAGAATACTTCAGAGTATTCATAAAGTTGACCTTTTCGAGTAATTATGTTATAATAGAAGTTACTTATTCATAAAGTGGGGAATACATGAGTACATTTATATTAGTAGATTCATTCAATATGTATCATAGAGCAAAGCATGTAGCAATGCGTGGTGCTAATATTGATATGAAAATTGGTATGGCATATCACATAATGCTTAGTAGTGTCAAACTATGTTACAACAAATTCAATGCCGACCATGCGGTATTCTGCTTAGAAGGTCGCAGTTGGCGTAAAGACTTCTATGAACCTTATAAGAAGAATAGACAAGTCGCCCGTATGGCCAAGAGTGCCAGAGAGCAAGAAGAAGACCAAATCATGTTTCAATCATATGATGATATGGTTACATTTCTAAACGACAAAACAAACGTAACCATGCTACGAAACCCAGAAGCAGAAGCAGATGATATGATTGCTCTGTTTATTGCGGCACATCCAAATGATAATCATATTATCATATCAAGTGATAGTGATTACTTTCAATTAATTACAGATAACGTAACGATGTATGATGGTGTTCAAAATCGTATCATTACTAAAGATGGGTTCTTTAAAGATGATAAGAATATGACTCCTATCAAAGAGAAGAAGACTGGTGAAATCAAAGAGAAAGTAGACCCAGAGTGGGCATTGTTTGAGAAGTGTGTCCGTGGTGATACATCAGATAACATCTTTAGTGCATATCCTGGTTGTCGTAAGAAAGGTACTAGAAACAAAATAGGTATGCAAGAAGCATATGCAGACAGAGATACAGGCGGGTTCAATTGGAATAACTTTATGTTACAACGCTGGACTGACCATAATGGCGTAGAACATACTGTACGTGATGATTATGAACGCAATGTTAAACTAGTAGACTTAACGGCTCAACCACACGAACTTAAAGTAAAGTTTATTGAAACTATTGCAGAGAATAGTATTCCTAAGACTAATGCTGGTGTTGGTATGCAGTTTCTAAAATTCTGTGGCATACATGATTTACAAAATCTTGCCAAGTCACCTGATGAACTGGCAGCCATATTGAATAAAAGTTATCCTGTATGATGAGTAATCACGTCTATATATTTGACGTAGATGGTACAATAACGCCAAGTAGATCAGAGATTGATAAGAAGTTCTTAAAATGGTTCTTGGAGTTTGCTGATTCTCATAAGGTATACTTAGTCACTGGCAGTGATTCAACTAAGACTATAGAACAGATTGGAATTGAACTGTATCGAAAAGTAGAAGCCTCATACAACTGTTCTGGTAATACAAAATACGTAGGTAGTGTTTGTGTGTTCAGCACAAAGAAGTTTGAACTACCCGAAGTAGCACACAAGTTCTTAGTAAACAAGTTGATAAAAAGTGTCTTTGATACTAAATCTGGCGCACACTTTGATGCTCGTCCGGGTCTACTCAACTTCAGTGTTATTGGTAGAAACGCAACGAAAGACCAACGAAAAAAGTACGTCAAGCACGATGTTGCCACTAACGAACGCAAGTTAATCTCTGACGAATTTAACAAACTATTCTCCGACAAGTTCAACATTGTATCACAGATAGCAGGTGAAACTGGCTTAGATATAATAACGATAGGTAAAGACAAAGCACAAATACTAAAAGACTTTAAATACCAAGACAAGATTACATTCTTCGGCGACAGCATATATCCGGGTGGTAATGATTACGCAATTGCTCAAGCAATTGAATATAGTCCCTATAAGTATTCTAAATGTCACCAAGTAAAGAATTGGAAAGAAACATGGAAGATACTTAAAAAGATTCAATGATATATACTAAAGAAATAGTTAAAGATAAGTTTTGGATTATAGAGAATTCAGGAGTCAAGGTCGGAACAATACGCAAGTGTTCTTCTGATGATTTTGAATTGAATGTAAGAAATTTAGATGATATGAAAACTATCATTGCTAATGAACATATATCTAAGACTGAACTCACTATTCGTTTTGGTGAAAGAATACTAGAACCCAAAGAAACTTTCACAAAGATTGTAGATGAAAACAAAGTTGGACCACGAGGCGGATGGAACACTTCATCAGAAGAAATCGATGGCTATGCCTCTAAACACGTAGTGTATAACTCTGAAACGATAGAGTTAAAAGGTAAACAAATACCAACCTATACCAAGAGCGAAACAAGTAAAGTAAGATATGCCGCCGGGTATTATGCAGTGAGATTTCCTAGTGACTGGCGTTGGTTTTATGGTGGTAAACTGGACACACTAAATACTTGTGATTTCATAGGACCATTCAAAACCAAATCGGCGATGCAAACAGAAACCTTATTAGCGAATAAACGTGATGGATTATAAAAGTATAAAAAACCTACTAGCAACGATAAAACGAGCAAACCTTAAGGGTGATAATAGTGTTCGTCTATCTATAACAGAAGCAAATGACATTCAAAATGATATTGCCTTGTTGTTATTGGAACTCAAAAAGATAGAGAGTGTAGAAACCAAAGTGTTTGATGGCGGGACATTTGAATGATTGGTATATTCGGTGACAGTGAACTGACTACCTGGATGTTCGGCTCTTCAACTCCTTTTAGTAGAGAGATTATAGATAATTTAGATAACCCTATCATTTTTGGCAGGCATAATGTAAATTACAAAGACGTGCGTTCTTTTATTGATGAACACGTTGAAGGTTATATTAGAAATAGAATGGATGAGAATACTCCTTTGAATATTGTTTTCAATATCAATCTTGGACAAAATGACAATGACAGCGGACTATTAACTGAATCTCTAGTTAAGTTTATAGATTTTTTCCATGATATTGGTCCTAATATATACTTCTGTATGAAATTACTTCAAGAACTGAATATACTTAAGATACCAGTCAGAGTTTGTTATACAACCAGCACATTTGGTAACACTAATTCTTATGAGAAAAAAGCCCATTTGCCAGAAAGAGCCAGTACAAATGATTTATTTGCTAACTCCTTTGGAAAGGATAATCAGACACACATAAACTCCACCTTTAGATATGCTACTACTAGGACGATGCAACAACTTGCAATGACTTCTAATATTAGTGAAACTTGTAGAGTTGTAGGTCTAAATCCAGCAGGTATTAATAATACTAATATGTCCAGTTATGCAAAGACTTATGCAGAGATGTTATACGCACCTTTTGATGATAAACAATGGAACCGAATATTTTGCCTGGAAAGTAATGTTTGGTATTCTCACACCATAAATGATGCCATGTATGAGCCGCCTAGCAGTTAAAATAACTTGGTTTAAAGCGTATTATATACGTCTATTATTGACAAAATATGATAAATAAGAGTATAACCAATAATTAGGATACTCTTATGGCTAGACCAAAACCCACGATAATCTTGGAACACACA